ATGGGTGACAAGGCTCAGACATATGTGTGCAGCAACGCCGGAGATGCATTTAGCCATGTGCTCAATGATTTAAGAGACAAGGCCCTTTCATATCCATCACCGACTTTAGGCTGGTATGAATATTCAGCACCGCAACATGCAAAACCCACCGACCGTTCAGCCTGGGCCGCTTCGAATCCAAGCCTTGGCATAACCATTACGGAATCGGGCCTTGAAGAAGCTTTGTCAGTAATGCCAATGGAAAAATTTTTGCCTGAGCACATGTGCATGTGGGTTTCGTCTCTTAGCAGCCCTTGGCCTATCGGATCATGGGAAGCTTGCGCGGATAGTAACCTTTCGTTACCAATTGGGCCTGATACATTTATGGCGTTTGATGTGGCCATATCAAAACGCACTGCAACCTTGGTTGCTGGTCAATATCTCCCGAACGGCAAAATTGGCGTAGGCATCATGGATCAATGGCGTTCTGACACGGCAGTGGATGAGCTGCAAATTGCGGCAGACATAAAAACCAAGTGGGTTGATAAGTATTTTCCGCGCATGATTATGTTTGACCATTACTCAACGGCCAGCATTGCTGCAAGATTGGCGGCAAGTGGTTGCAGGATGGTTGATGTGTCGGGAACCGCGTTTTACCAGGCATCAGGGGATTTGCTTGATGCAATCGTTAACAATCGCATTGTGCACATGGGCCAAGAATCATTTGACCTTCAAATGAATGCTTGCGCGGCCAAAACCAATGACAGTGGTTGGCGAATCGTAAGGAGGGCCAGTGCCGGAGATGTTTCAGCTCCAATCTCCCTGGCCATGATTGTTCACAAAATGCAGGAACCAGTTTCAACCCCAATGATTGTTGCCGGTTAGACACGCCCAAAATCCTAAATGACTTGAATGTCCGTATTGGGTGCTATGGGGCTATTATCCGCCTATGGGTATTTTGTCAGCACTGCGTTTAGTCAAAGAGGATTCAGACACGCTCAAAAGTCAATACAACCCGGCAGTAATGAATCAAGGCTACGGCGTTGGCGCGTGGAGTGATTATGGCATGGGCTTTGATTATGCCGGCATTGATCTAAATTCTGCAATGCAGGTGCCAACGGTTTCAAAGTGCCGCCAATTAATTTGCGGAACGATTGCAGGAATTCCGCTTGAGTTGTATAACAAAACAACCGGAGAAAAATTAGGTTTGCCAGTGTGGTTGGAACAACCTGACATCAGACAACCGCGTTCGGTCACGATTGCCTACACCGTGCAATCATTATTGTTCTATCAGATTGCGTACTGGGAATGCACGGCCACTTATAGCGATGATGGAAGGCCAGCGCGTTTTGCTTGGGTTGCAAATGAAAGAGTGACACCAAAACTTAATGCAAGAAATACTGAAGTTGAGTATTACACCGTGGACAATGAAGTGCGCCCACAAAACGGAATTGGAAGTTTAATCACTTTCCAATCACTTCAACCGGGAGTGCTTGCAACCGGCGGCCGCACTATGCGTGCAGCTTTAGATTTAGAAAAAGCGGCTGCGATAGCGGCGCAAACTCCCATCCCGTCCGGATATATTCGGAATTCCGGAGCTGACCTTCCTGAAGCACAAGTGCAAGGCATTCTTGCAAGTTGGAAAGCCGCTAGAAATTCGCGTGGCACTGCATTTCTCACCAGCACTTTGGATTATCAAACAACATCATTCTCACCTAAAGACATGATGTACGCAGAAGCAAAACAAGATTTCTCAACCGAAATTTGTCGTTTGATGAATGTTCCGGCGTACATGGCCTCAAGCGATGCAAATAAAAGCATGACATATCAGAATGTTCTTGATGCCCGAAAAGAATTTTATGCATACACCCTGGCTCCTTATGTATGTGCAATAGAGGACAGACTAAGCATGAATGACATTACCAGTTCACAAAATGTTGTGCGCTTTAATTCTGATGAAACATTTTTGCGTGCTGATGCAGGTGCACGCCTTGCAGTCATTGAAAAAATGCTCACACTTGAATTAATTACTTTAGATCAGGCAAAAGCAATGGAAAACTTATCACCGAATGGAGATGCATCATGAAGCTAACCTTTAGCACGCCAATCCAGGCGGCTGATACTGAACGCCGGGTTATCTCAGGCAAAATCATGGAGTATGGAGCAGTTGGCCACACTTCAGTTGGGGCCGTTGTTTTTGAGCACGGATCAATCCAAATTCCGTCACCTGGCCGCATTAAGTTGCTTGCGCAACATGAGCCAAATAATCCGATCGGCCGTGCTCAATCTTTTAGCAATGAAGGCGAATTCATTTATGGTTCGTTTAAGATTTCTAGCAGCAGCAAGGGAACAGATTATTTGACCCTAGCTGCTGAAGATTTGGTTTCAGGCTTGTCAGTGGGTGTTGAAGTAATCGCATCACTGCCAAATGATGATTATCTTTTAGTAACTAGCGCAAGGCTTATTGAAGTCAGCCTTGTTGAGTCGCCCGCATTTGAAAATGCGATTGTCACCAGCGTTGCCGCAAGCCAAGCCGAAATCGAAGCGGCAAGTTCTACCAGTACGAAAACAACTACGATCAACACAACAATTGTGGAGGTCGAAACCGAGACAGAGAGTGAGGATGTCATGACGACAGCCCCAGATAATACAGCCCCAGAAACTGCGGCAGAGGCTCCCGTTGTGGATGCCTCACGCCCAGTTGTTTCAGCATCTTATATTGTTGGCGAAGTTCGCTCACCAATTAAGACACAAGCGCAATATCTTGAGCACGCAATCAAAGCCAAAATGGGTGATGATACTTCACGCGATTATATCCGTGCAGCAGATGCGCAAGCTAGAAAAATTGAAGCCGCTAACGATTCGTTCACAACTAATCCGGCATTTTCTCCGACACAATATGTTTCAAGCGTTATTGATACATCAGTTATGTCACGCCCAACAATTGATGCACTAGGTGGAGCACGCGCATTGGCTCCTTCAGGCATGACTATTTCACATCCAAAAATCACAACGAATGCAACAATTGGAACCGTTGCTGAAGGTGCATCAACTGCTGCAACTCAGATTGTCTCTAGCTATGTAAATGCTACCGTGGTAAAACTAGCGGGCACTCAGATTTATTCAACAGAGTTGCTTGACAGATCAGATCCAAGCTTTTATTCCGCGATGTATGAGAATTGTTTAAGAGCTTACGCTAAGGCATCTGATGCAGCAGTAATTGCAGAAATTGTTTCAGGTGGAACACAAGCAACTGCTCAAGCTGCAACAATTGCCGGACTTCAGGCATATGTTGCACAAGCTGCACCAGCCGTTTATGCAGCAAGCGGAGAGACTGCAACTGCATTCATTGCTGGAACATCAGTTTGGTCACTTCTAATCGGGAGCCTAGACACAACTGGTCGCAGCATTTTCAATGCAGCTTCACCAATGAACGCCAATGGCCAATCAACACCACGCGGATTGCGCGGCGACATGATGGGCTTGGATCTATGGGTTGACCAAAACATGGTTTCAACCACAATTGATGATGCAGCGTTTATTGTTAACCCAATGAGCATTGCAATTTACGAATCACCAAAGTTGACACTATCCGTCAATGTTGTTGCGACTGGTGAAATTTCCACAATGCTCTATGGTTATTTTGCGACAAAGACACTTGTTTCCGGTGGTCTGCAACGCTATAACCTAACCTGATAAAACCCTAAGCCGCTTACAGGGCTAGGAGGCCCTGGCCCTGTAAGCCTTATCAAAGAAAGGAATGATGATGGCCGCAACATATGTGACTATGCAAGAATTACGCGATTCACTGGGAATTGGCACGCTTTATTCAGATGCTACGGTTGAAGAATGTGCTCAAACTGCTGAAGATCTCATCAACTCATTTCTTTGGTTTAACACTGCACCAATTGTTGCAACTGGGCGTTCAGCAAATGTGGCAACGGCAATCATTGCAAACCCTGGTCAATTTGTAGTTGGTCAAGTTGTAACAATTAGCGGTTGCGGTGCAGGATTTAATGGCGCAAAAACAATCACTAGCACAAGCCCTTATCCAACTTCAGTGAGTGCCCCTTATCTTCCAAGCCGTTGGGTGTTCCCGCTTGGATACCAATACATTCAATACGCAAGCACTGGAAGCGAGGAATTGATACACCTTGTTCTACCTTATGGAACGATGACTGGCCCTGATCATAAAACTGCTTCTTATGCCAACACCGCAGCAATTCGTTCAGCTTCAATGATTTTGGCAACAAACATTTGGCAATCCCGACAAGCTACGCAGAACGGCGGAATGGGCGTTGATGGATATGCCCCTAGCCCATTTAGAATGTCAAACACATTAATGGCATCAATTCGCGGCTTGCTTGCGCCGTACCTGAGCCCAGGCGCAATGGTTGGATGAAAGATGCCACCAGTCGCACTGACAACATTACGCACAACGATAGCAACGGCTTTAGCCAATGCCGGTGTGTGGTCAACCTTCAGCTTCCCGCCCCCAGTAATTCTTGCCAACTCAGTGATAGTTGCACCTAGTGACCCTTATTTAGTCCCGTCTAATAATTCACAGGCTTCAATTTCATGCATGGCAAACTTCAAGGTCATCATGACCGTGCCGTATCTTGATAACCAGGGAAATTTGAACGGCATTGAAAGCACGATTGTGGCCGTGTTTAACAAACTAGCTTCATCAACTTTAGTATTCAACATCACCGGTGCTTCAGCTCCTTCAGTGTTGGATGCACCGAGCGGGCCCATGCTCACATCGGATTTTAGTATCACCGTTCTTACCACTTGGTCATAGGAGATAAAATGAGCGACACAAACGCAGAGAATTTGGCTTGGCTTGTCAAAGTCGGTCAGATCAAAGATACAAAGGCTGCGAAGCCAACGACAACAGAAACCGAGGAAAAATAAATGGCTATCTATCTAAATAACAATGTTGGCGTGAAACTTGCAACCGCAGCCGCGCCAACAGTTCCTTCAATTGACATCTCAAGTTATGTGAGTGCAATTACTTTAACGCAAATTGTAGATGAGCTGGAAGTCACAACAATGGGCGATCTTTCTCATCGTGTAGTCGGTGGGCTCCAAAGCGCAACTTTACAAATTGACTTCTTCAATGACTGGGCAGCATCAGCAGTCATGACAACGCTTCAGTCAGCATTTGCAACGACTTTGGCGGTTTCAATGATTACCGTTAAGGGAACCGCAGTAAGTGCAACAAATCCAACATATCAGTTCTCAATCTTTGTCAACAACCTAACCCCAGTGGGTATAGGCGGCGTTGGCGATGAAGCTGCATCCAGCATCTCATTCACAGTAAACACAACGGTGACCGTTTCTCCATCGGTTGCATTCTAAGGAGCAAAAAATGGCACGCTTGAAAATCACCAGGGCCTCAGGGGATGTGATTGTTCCAATCACCCCTTTGGTTGAATATGCGTTTGAAAAGTTCACAGGCAAGGGAATTCATAAGCAATTTCGTGACGAAGAAAAACAGAGTGATATTTACTGGTTATGTCACAACGCGCTTTCTCGCATTGAGGTGCTCCCACCTTTTGGCGAGGAATTCCTGGCAACCCTAATTTCAGTCGAAGTTATGGATGATGAACCAGTAAAAAAATAGAACGGGCAAGTTTCACCTATCTAGTGGCCTCACTAGCGGTGGAGCTTAAGATAAGCCCTAACGAAGTTTTAGATCTTGATGAAAGAATGTTCAAAGCCGTGCTTCAGGTACTAAATGACAGAGCGAAGGAGAGGGCCCGTGCCACTAAACATCACCGGCGTTGAACCTACTTTGAAGGCAATGCGCAAGTTTGATAGAGACTTGACTAAGCAAATGAACATTGAAATCAAAGCTGCAATGTTAACAATTCGTGATAAAGCGCGAGGGGATGTGCCCCAGGGATTCCCGACATATCTTTCAGGATGGGAAAAGCGCGGCAAGGTACAAAGCCAAGCGGTGTTTAACACTAGCGGCCGGGTGCGGAAATTTCCTCTTTTTGACACGGCTGAAGTTAAAGCCGGAATTGTCTATCGCCAAGGCAAAAGCATTCAGAATCGTCAGGGCTATCGCGCTCAGTATTATGTGCGAAACAACTCAGCAGCCGGAGCAATTTATGAGACTGCCGGCCGTAAGTTTCCAAGTGGTCAACCTTGGGTTGGGCCAAAGGGCAAAGGCGATAATGTCAGCCGGTCAAACAATCCTGATGCGGGTAAATTATTTATTGGCGCGATGGGTTCACTTTACGGAAAAGGATTTGACCGAGGCCGTTTGATATTCAAGGCATGGGAGCAAGATCAAGGCAAGGCAACCCTGGCCGTGACCACTGCGATTGATAAGGCCGTTAAGGTGTTCAATGACACCGGCGGTGCAGGCACTCAATCCGGCTATAAGTTGGCCTCATAATGCCGAATTTATTAGTTAGCGCAACCACACGCTATGACCCTAAGGGGTTAAACAAAGCCAAGAAGCACATCACAGGGTTTGAAAAAAGCGTCAAAGATTTGGGAAAGATTTTTGCTGGAGTTTTCTCAACGCAAAAAGTGTTGGCATTCGGTAAAGCTTCCGTTCAAGCGTTTATGGAAGATGACAAAGCTGCCAGGGTGTTATCTCGCACGCTTACCAATTTGGGCTTGGCATTTGCTGACCCGTCAGTCAAAACCTTCATAGGCGACTTAGAAAAGCAATATGGTGTGCTTGATGATTTTTTGAGGCCCGCATATCAGAAATTACTCACCACCACTGGAGATTTGACTAAGTCTCAAGATTTGTTAAAAACTGCCCTTGACCTCAGTGCACAAAGTGGGGAAAGCGTTGTTTCAGTTGCCAGCGACCTTGGCCGTGCATATGCGGGCAATACCAAGGGGCTGCAAAAATATGGCTTAGGTTTAACCAAGGCACAATTGACTGCCATGTCATTTGAAGAAATCTTGGCCAAAATAACAGAAATCAGCAAGGGTCAAGCTGCTGCGGCTGCTGCTACCTATGCGGGAAAATTAGACAAGCTTGAAGTTGCTGCTGCCAATGCCTCAGAAACTATTGGCGGGGCCTTGGTTGATGCATTTGCCACAATCGCCGGAGATGGAAACCTTGACAAAGCAATTGACAAGATTGATTTGCTTGCCCAGGGCATAGCAACTCTTATTTCACCTTCACGCATGAAGTCACTTTTTGCCGGAGTTGATTTGAAATATGGCTTGATTCCGATGAACAAGCCAGCGACTAACTACGGTGCAGCACAACAAAGCCCTGGTGAACGCGCTGCTGCGGTTGCATACAATAAAAAACTGGCAGCACAAAAAAGAGAAGAATTAGCAATGCTTGCAGCCAAGAACAAGGCTACAAAAGAAGAAGCGCAAATGAAGAAGGATCAGGCCGCTTTAGACGAGCTCAAGAAAAAGTTTGACTTAGAGCGCATTGGCCTGAATGTGGCACTAAATCAAGCTACTGATGAGGAGACAAAGGCACGCATTCGTGCTCAGATTGCCATTCTTGATGAAACTGGTAAGACTGCCCAGGCTGCCAATGATGCTTTAGTCAAGGCCCAAGCCGACAAACTAAAACAAGAAGTAGAAGCAACCACGGCGTTGAATAATCTTGCTAAATCTGCGGCAGGTGCGGCCGGTTCGCTTACCAATCTTGCAACTTATTTTGCTACTTTTAAGGGTTCCGCAGCTTCCGCCGTCACTTCTTTAAGTCCAACCGGAAAAGCTGCGCTTGGTGGATATGTACCATTTGTGGGCGCAACTAACGCATCTTTAGGCATCACTGCCGATGGTACAAATATTACGCCAACAGTTCCGTCAACTTCAGGCTTAGGCACTAATGGCACTGGCAATCAATTGCCCGCCGGAGTCACAATAAATGTCAACACAGGCCCATCAATGGCTGATGAAAATGTCATTGTAGATGCCGTACAAAATGCCATGAACGAAATTGCCCGCCGTGGATATTTAACTACTTATGCAGGGGCGTTGCCAGCATGACCATCCCCGTCATAAATTGTTACATAAATTTTTCGACCGGCCCAAGTTTTGCACAGGCGTTCATTTTAGATCAAGGCATTCTTGGCACTAACATCCTGGCCGATGAAGCTTCAGTCATTGTGGATGTTTCCAATGTGGTTGATTCAATCAGCACCAGGCGCGGCAGAAATGCTCAGGCAGACCAATTTCAAACAGGCACGCTTTCATTGCGCATTGTTGACCAAAACGGCGACTTCAACCCTATGAATGCCGCCGGGCCTTATTACAACCTTTTAACACCAATGAGAAAAGTGCAGATAACTGCCACATTTGACGGCGTTACCTATCCCGTCTTTAGTGGTTTCATCACATCTTATTCAACAACAACCCCACAAAGCGCGGTGGGCGATGTCGTTTACACGACAATCCAGGCCGTTGATGCCATGCGATTGGTTCAAAATGCTCAGATTTCGACCGTTGCAGGAACAAGCGCGGGTCAGTTAACCGGGGCCCGTATCAATAACATTCTCGACCAAATCGGTTGGCCGTTAACAATGCGGGATGTTGACCCCGGCCTGACCACGGTTCAGGCTGATCCCGGCACGGCACGCACTGCCCTTCAAGCTTGTCAAACAATTGAGACAACTGAATTCGGTGCATTCTATGTTGATGCGGCCGGCAGTTTTGTTTTTCAAGATAGAAATTTGACGGCCTCAAGCGTGGCAGCAACGCCGGTTGTGTTCAATGATGATGGAAGCCCAATTGATTACTTCAATGCTATGTGGGTAACAAATGACACCCTTGTTTACAATGAGGCCAACATTACTGCCACAGGCTTGGCCACTCAAACCGCCTCCGATGCAGCAAGTATTGCCAAGTATTTCTTGCACTCTTACAACCAGCAAAATCTATTGATGCAGACCACGGCCGAAGCCCTTAATTACGCCCAGGCTTATGTTGCTTCAAGAGCTGAAACAACCGTGAGATGCGATGAAATCCAATTGGATCTATACACCGCCAATTATGATGCAGGGATAATTGCAGCCCTTGACCTTGATTACTTTGACCCGGTGACAATCACAACCAATCAACCAGGGGGAACAACACTAACCAAGACCCTTCAAGTATTTGGCAAGCACATGGAAATCACGCCAAATTCTTGGCGAGTTAAAATGACGACACTTGAACCCATAATTGATGGTTTCATTCTGAATAGCACTTTGTCAGGTATTCTTGACGAGAGTGTTTTGAGTTACTAAGGAGGAGAAATGGCAGCAGGATTAGGCTTTAAGACCTTTACCACTGGTGAGGTACTTACGGCGGCAGATACTAACGGCTACCTTATGCAAGGCGTGCTGGTGTTTGCCTCAGCAGCAGCGCGGGATGCGGCTATAACCTCACCACAAGAAGGGCAATACTCTTACCTTAAAGATACAAACAGTACTGAGTATTATGACGGGGCTGCGTGGATTGCTGCACCTATCGGTGACATCACAGGCGTTACAGCTGGTACAGGTATTAGCGGCGGTGGCACAAGCGGCACCGTAACCGTTACTAACTCAATGGCAACAGCTATAGATGCAAAAGGTGATTTAGTAGCGGGAACAGCTGCAGATACTTTTAGCCGTCTCGCAGTAGGCGCTAATGACACAGTACTCACAGCTGACTCAGCTGAGGCCACAGGATTAAAATGGGCTGCTGCTTCTAGCGGTTCGGCTTATGTGACAGGCAAAAACATTGTTATCAATGGCGGTATGGACATTTGGCAACGCGGAACATCTATTGCTTGTTCAGCAACTGCATACACGGCAGACCGTTGGCAAGGTTATCGTAGCGTTGCAGGTGCAACAGTTAGCCGCCAAACATCATCATTGACTTTGGCTGGTATCCAGTATTGTGCAAGAGTCCAACGCGATTCAGGAAACACTTCAACCAGCACAATTTGGTTTTCACAAGCAATCGAAACAGCAAACAGTTATCAATTTGCAAACAAAGCAGTCGTGCTTTCTTTCTATGCTCGCGCAGGTGCTAACTATTCAGCAGCCTCAAGCAACCTTAATGTTCGCCTACGCTGGGGAACAGGCACAGACCAAAACCCATTAGGTTCTTGGACTGGTGGCGGATTTACAGTTTCATCAACTGCAACTTTAACAACATCTTGGCAACGCTTTACTTTCACAGGCACAGTAGATGCAACTGCAACAGAATTGGCAACCTATGTAGGCTTTGACGGAGTAGGCACGGCAGGTGCGGCAGATTACTTTGAGATTACTGGAGTGCAATTAGAACAGGCTGCAAGCGTTACAGATTTCAGCCGCGCAGGGGCAACTATCCAAGGAGAATTAGCCGCTTGCCAGAGGTACTTCTATGCTGCTAACGGAAGCAATCGCTACTCAATTTCTCAGGGTCAAGCCACATCGACAACAGCAGCACAGACTTATGTTACTTTTCCAGTACCTATGCGTACTAGTGCAACATTTGCTTTTGTTGGTTCGGCATCAAACTTAATTTTAATTACTTCAACAGGTGGCGCAGCAGGTTCACCAACCGCCGTGTCATTGGGTTTTGGTGCTGAAAATCTCGCCCGAATAGACCTTTCAGGTAGTTCAGGTTTGACGGCTGGAAACTTTACAGCATTACAGTATTCATCAGGTTCACCATCATTCCAATTTAGCGCGGAGTTATAAATGATTACTTATGAAATAGTTGACGGCGATATAACTACACCACAAATAATCAAAGCAACGCTAGAAAACGGCGTTATTATGTGGATACCTTGTGACCCAGCCAATTCTGACTATCAGGCATATCTCAACAAAGATAAGCCCGTGGAACACTTCACACCAATGGTGACTGATGCTGACAAGTCATAACGGATGGCCAGCATCTAAGGATCAGGCTGAGATAGGCGTAAAGTCTTACCCCGTACCAGGCACGGCAATCAAGCTGCGTTGTGCCGAAGCGGTCGCACCCTTGCTCATTGGATTAGCTGCTGAATTTCATGAGCTGATTGAGCCGCTTGATGTGGGTTCACTTGACGATTGGGGATATTGTTACCGGCCAATCCGTGGCCAAACTGCCAAGTTAAGCAATCACTCCTCCGGAACGGCTTTAGATCTAAATGCCTCAAAGCATCCTTTGGGTGCAGTGGGCACATTTCCTTTGGAAAAAGTACCAATGATAAGGGCCTTGGCAAAAAAATGGGGATGCATTTGGGGCGGTGATTACCGCAATCGCAAGGATGAAATGCATTTTGAAATCGCTATTAGTGCCGCCAAAGCGGAGGCATTAATTAAAAAAATACAAGGAGACGAAAAATGAACCAGCAAATCAAAACGGCGGCCTTGTCGTATTTACGAGCTTCACTTGCATCAGTTGCAGCCCTTTACCTATCCGGGATTTCTGATCCTAAGATTCTGCTGAACGCACTATTGGCCGGCTTCATCGGGCCCATCTTGCGTGCGGTTGACCCTAAAGATTCATCAATCAATTTGGGCAAGAAGTAAGATGGAGGCCCAGGCATGGGTGGCCGTTGTTGTAGGCGTGATGGCCATCCTGTCCGGGCTTTATGGAGCAGTTAGATTTATAGTGCGCTCAATCATGGCTGAGATAGGGCCCAAGGCCAACGGTCATAGCCTAAAAGAGCAGGTCAACAGGCTGGAAGCACGCCTAGACCATATCTACACCATCCTTTTGGAGCGTTAGACACGCCGAACGGTGTTGATGTTGTGCATTTCGTGCATATCGTCTATATTTGGTTTATCGCAACACGGCGATATGGACGAAGGGCCTCACATGTCAAGAATGGCAGATTTATACATAGAAATAAGTGACCAGTTAAGCAAGCAATCCAAGGCATTTCAAGCTGCGGCTGACTGCATGTGCAATACATGCGAGCAATACACAATTAATGAGATTGATGCTCAGTTTAAGAAAATGGGCCAGTCATGAAAATAACCTTAGAGCTTACAAAAAACGACTTTGAACACTTGACCACGACTTCAATGCAGTGGGGCAAGGATTGGGAAAAGAAGGTTATGCGCTTTGAGCCAATCATCCATGACACTGAAATTTCATTTGACTGGGGTTATGCCCATTGGGTTGATACATACACCGATTACATCCTGGCATCAGCATTCCTGAAATCTATTGCTGAACCTCATGAAGCTGCATTTGATATTGGCACGGGTGAAGTTGTCATACTGACTGATTACGCTGGATCATGGGAGACAATATGAGCATTTTAGAACCGGAATACCTAAGCACAACAGAGATGGCATCCATTTTAGAAATCACACCAAGCACATTGCGCCGCTTGGTACGCGATAGAAAAATTGAGGCATATAAGCCCCTTGGCGGTCATTACCGTTTTGACATGGACAAGACAATTCAAACCTTTTGGAGAATGGAAAGCGAGGATTCAAAGTGATTGATTTCATTTCAACATTATCTGATGCTGGCATTTTCGTTGGGTCAGTCATAGTTTTAGGATTGCCCATGATTGCTGGATTCTTGCTTGGCAAGGAGATTGGCTTAGATCATGGACACCGTGCCGGGTTTGACTTGGGAAAGGCAGTGGGCAAGCGTGAAGCCGCCAACAGTCAGCGATAACTCAGTCATTATTGCACGCAACGCTAAGCGCACATCCATAGATGCAGCAATGCGCAAGTATCCTGAAACGGGCTCATTGCGCTTGAGGATTTATGAGCTGCTGGTGCGTGCTGGATTGCGTGGAGTAACCGATTATGAAATTGAGGCCACCTTGTCCATTCCGGGCAATTCAGTCAGGCCATTGCGTAAGTCTTTGGAAACACAGGGATTCATCATTGATTCCGGGCTCACTAGAAAAAACCAAAACGGCAATGAATGCACCATTTGGCGTGCAGTGGATGAAGGGATGATGTTATGAGTTTCAACATGGATGATTATGTGGATGTGGCCGAAAGAATGCGCAAGATTAAGGAGATATTTCCTGAAGGCGTGTTTAGACCAGCAAACCCAAATGAGCCTTTCAAAATAGTTGAGATTGGTGGGCTCACTTATATTGCCTACACTGCCGCGTTCTACCGTGACCCGTTTGATCCATGCCCTGCCATTGCATGTGCTTGGGAAGAAGTACCAGGGCGCACCCCATACACAAAAGGCAGTGAGCTGATGAATGCTGAGACAAGTGCTTGGGGTAGATGTGCCATTGCAGTTGGATTAGCTTCAAAGAAAATTGCCAGTGCTGATGAAATCAAGGCCCGCCAAGAAGTACCCAAGGCAACGGTCACAAAGATAAAAGAAACGCAGCAAGAACAACATGATCCGTGGGCGACACCGCCAACACCGGCTGAATCCTTTGATGCCTGGCATTGCAAGCATGGCGATAGAACAGTGCTTGAAGGCGAGAAGAATGGTCGTGCCTATTACGGCATGCGCTGCACAAACTATGTAGTTAAGGAGCAATGTGAACCGATTTGGTTTGCCCTAAACAGTGAAGGCAAGTGGGTTCCCAAGATCGCTGCAGTCAAATAATGGGATGGGCAGCCATCATTCCAAGTGAGGTGTGCTCAATATGCGGCGAGCGTAGAGAGTTGGCAACCGGGCGATGGCGTTATGACCCACGCGTTGACAGGCGTTGGGCGTGTTGGGAGTGCAAATGAGCATTGAATTTGAGTGCCGTAGATGCAAGAAAATAACTAGGCAAATTGAGCGCATCATTACCGATAACCTCCCGGATCATGTGAAAGTATTGCAATGCACCCGATGTGGCAACATGGGCGTGTGTCTATTGGAGGCCCAGTCATGACCAAAGCTAAGTTGATTCGCATTCTTGTCATTGTTCAATGCGTTCTTGGTCTTGCAATGATTTGGTTGCTTACGCATTAGTTATCCACAGGGGTTATCCACAGGCCCTAATAACTGTGGGAAACGCCCAAGATTCACGCTGATGCTTGACGGCGTGGATACGATGCATAGCGCACGGCAGGGCCCTTTAGGGATAGCCCGGCGGTGGGTTGTGCATCTATTGGCAGGGCTATGTTTATTGCTTAGCAGCCCTGAAGCAAGTGCAGTAGAAGTTAAAACAATTCAGCAATATGCCGGATCATTGCTTACACCCTTAGAGTTCTCAGCAGCTTTAGTGCTATGGAACAAGGAAAGTAACTGGAACATAAAGGCGGTCAATGGCTCGCATCATGGGCTATGTCAAGGCCGTAGTAAATACATGGCAAGGGCTAACTATAAACAACAGGTGCATTGGTGTATTGCGTATGCTTACAATAGATACGGATCAATGGCACTGGCCTTAGAACATTGGAGATTGCACAAATGGCATTAAGACACAAGAACAACACCTCAGAGTTTAAGAAGCAACGGCTCAAAGTCCTGGCAAGGGATAACCGAGTGTGCCAATACTGCGGTGCTGAAGATGCAAACCATGTTGACCATGTGGTTCCAAAGGTCGCCGGCGGTGGAGACGAATTAGATAACCTTTTGACAAGCTGCAAAAAATGTAACCTGCTCAAAGGTAGGAAGTCTTTGGCCTTTTTTTTAGGCTCAACTTCTGC